CCCTGCGTTCACAGTCCTTGCAGAACCAGTGCCGGTTTCAGCCAACGGCTTAAACACACTAGTTGCATCCGTAGGCACTTTCATCGGACCTCTACGAATGGCTATGTAGATGTAGGTAACTCCAGATTGATTGATTGCTCCGCCTGTGTCTGCTGGCGAGAAACCTGTGGCGGTTGGGTAAAAGCCAAAAGGAGATACTTCTGCATTCGATGTGTTTGGACGCAACCCAACAGCACCAGAATAATCTTGCACTGGCATCCCACGCATACTGTCAAGCATCCACCAGTTTTCACCCGCGATGCTTGAGGCCTTTACGATAACTAACTGGGGCTCATAGCCAAGGGTAATGTTGTTGTTTAGAGCCCCTGTTCCAGTGTAAGACCCACACGAAATCACATTGTCTGTACCAGTCAGACCAAAGCCTCCTGCGTCATGGGCGAATAGGTAGGCTACGTATGTGCCGCCAGAGCCATTAACTTCGTCATTACCACTTAGTGTAAATTCTGTTGAAGTGGGTAGGGTATTGTTCCAACGTGATGGACTTGTCGTAAATGCGGCATCTGTTGCATTTAAACGCATCATGTAATCTTGTGGGGATGCATTCATTGAGCGATGGTAAACAGCCCAGCCATTAGCGGCATCTGTTCTTTTTACAATCATGCAACCGGGCACACTTCCAAGGTTATGCGCTACAGTTCTGCCGTTAGTTCCATTCCCCGTATAAGTCACAACATCAAAGAACTTGGCTTGCTTGCGGAATGTCCATGAAACAAATTGATTTAATCCCGAAACAGACTGACTGACATAACCGCTATTTGATGTTGTATATCCATTAGTACTAAATACAGGCACACTCCATCCATTGCCTGTATAAGTAAACGCCGCAGCAGTGGAATTACTTCTTAAAACATTGTTTGGGCCAGTCGCACTATCTGACAAAACGTGATACAGGTCACTATCTTGTCGGTTTTTAGTCCAAACCAATCCGCCATAAGTAGACAAATCAATGCCATTTGTGATTGTCTGTGTAGAGCCGTTGCCTGTGTAGAGGTATGTGCTGAACACATCCTCGATGTAGTTAGCATCGTTACTTACCTGAGAAGTATTACTTGAAAACATCAATTATTCCTTACAGGTAGTTAAGTCCGCCAGTACTTCCTAGCCAATAGGAAGAATCAATCGCTGTAAAGATGTATTTATCAGCCTTAGAAGCAGTAGATGTAATCGTAGGGGCTGTACTTGCAGGCCATTTGACAGATGATGGCCAAGTAACAGTCCTAGAGCCTGTGCCGTCTTGCTTCAGAATCATAATGAATGATTTGCCAGCAACAGGCGTAGGGAATGTAAAGGTGCAGTTACCAGTCAATGTCAGAATCTGTACCGAACCATTAGCCAAGTCAACTGTATAAGCAGTAGAAGTATTAGCAGTTACAGTTTCTTCTGTGTAGCCGTTAGTGAATGTACCAGCTTCAATGGTTTTGTTTGTCAGGGTTACAGAAGCCGCATTCTTAGTAGCATCTGATGTGTTATCAACATTACCAAGGCTTAAGTTAGTGCGAGCTGTTGAAGCACTTGCAAGGTCTGATAGATTGTTGGCAGCAGTTAAGAATCCACTAGCAGTAAATGCCGCCTGAGTCCAAGCCGATCCAGTCCACACATAAAGTGTAGATACTGTTGAATTCCAGTACAAAGCACCTGTAAGAAGCGCATTGCCATCGTTATCAACGCTAGGAGCAGATGTCTTAGAGCCTAGATAGCGGTCATCAAAAGAGTCGTAACTAGCCGCTGCCGCTGTTGCACTAGAAGCCGCATTTGTTTCGCTTGTAGAGGCATTAGAGGCACTTGTTGCCGCATTAGATGCACTTGTAGCGGCTTGTGAGGCAGAAGTAGCTGCAGCAGTAGTCGAACCAAAGATTGAATCTATTTCAGTTTTGGTATAAGCATCTGTAATGCCAAAACCAGAGATGCTAGTAGGATTTGTACCCGCAGTAATACGACCATAAGCATCGGCAGTAACAGACTTATAAGTTCCTGCTGTTACTCCAGAAGTAGCCAAATCAATGTTGTCCGAATTGACAACAATACGGCTAGAAGACGCTGTGCCTACATTAAGAGTGTTACCAGACTTAGTAAGACCATCACCTGCGGTAATCTGACCTGCACCAGAGAACTGAGCAAAGGTAACAGATGTGCTTCCCAATGTCCCACCTGCATCTACTGTACAAACCCAACCAGAATCAGCATTACTTGTACCCTTCTCAATGAAGGTAAAAGCCGCAACCAACTCAGTCCATGAATCAGCATCAGTAGTGCGTGTCCATGTGCTAGAAGCACACAGATAGATACCATTTTGTGAAGCAGTAGACTGGTCTTTAACCAATACTCGGTCACCAACAGAAACCGACACGCCATCAATTGTTTGTGTGCCAGACAAAGTGATATTAGCCGTTGTAGCTACAACACAAGAGGCTTTAGCATCAATACCCTGAGCTAGAGCATCTACATAACCCTTCGTAGCCGCATCAGAATCGTTTGTAGGGCTTGCCAAACCAGTAATGGTGGCAGACGTACCACTATCCATGTCCAATGAGCCAGAGATGGTCACATTGTTAAATGTTGAAGTACCAGAAGCGGCTGTTACGTTACCTGTAACGTTGCCAGTCACATTACCAGTTACATTACCTGTCAAATCACCAGTTACATCTCCAGTAACGTCACCAGTTACATTGCCTGTAAGATTGCCTGTAAAACCTGTTGTAGCAGTGACATTTGTACCAGTAATTGCCAATGGTGTAGTGCCACCAATCACACTGTTATTGATAGTACCTGCGCTAATAGCGGCAGAAGCAATCGTTGCAGAAGAGCTAACAGTCAGGTTGGTAAAAGTGCCCGCAGCGGCAGTAGAAGCACCAATGGTCGCACCATTGATTGTTCCACCAGTAATAGTTGCAGAACTGTTATCAGTCTTGGTCGCTATTGCTGTGGCAATATTGTTAAACTCTGTGTCAATTTCAGTACCCTTAACAATCTTTAATGGATTGCCAGAAACTAAGTTGTCCTTAGATGCAAAGTTAGTACTTTTTGTGTAATTACTCACGATATTTCTCCTTAACCAATCTTGCCTTCTTTGGCCTGAATTTCAATTTTTTGGATGGATAACTGAGTACCATTGATAGTGGCTTCATATCCTGTTTGAACAATCTTACCTGCACTCGAAGCATTACTTGTTAATACTTTGATTGGAATGCCTGTTGTAAAGTCTGCAATTGCATATTCACCAATTCCATACTCGTAATACCCTTGAGGTGCAATAAAGATGTTTTCTGATTGATAAGCACCTGAATAATCAAAAGCCCATTTGATTGTGAGATATTGATTAGAGCCACCAATCACAACAGCAGTAATAGACTTCACAATCGAAATTTGGTTAGGATTTCCTAAGTCAGCATTGTTTGTGTAGTAAGCAAAGCGATATGTTGTGTCATTGTCAAGATAACCACCATATTTACCAATATAGCCATTCTTTCCAATATACAGATCGCCATTTCTAAGCGCTTTTAAGCAAGTAGGAGTTATTGAATCCCACTTGGTTACACGAGAAGCTCCATCTTGCAAAGACTGCTTGGTATCAAAACAATAGACTTGCAATGTTGCTGGCAAAACAAGCAGATAAAACGCATCTCTTTCTGAGTAAACAGACTTCAAATTAGCCAATGTTTCACCAGCCAATGATGATGCTAAGTCAAAACGAACATTCTTAGATAAGTCACGCAATGGTGCAGACTTTTCTTGAATAGTCCTCATCAATGAACGAACACCTGAGTCTGATAAGAAAACAACATCAGTTCCAATGCTTTGTATGGTGTCTCTAGCCACACAGCCAATAGAGCCTACTGTGTCGCTTAAAACCATCCCAGCGGGTGTAGAAGCGCCTGAATAAACAAGAATCTGTCGTTTACCAAAGATAAACAAGAAATCATTGTGAGCAGCCAAACCCATCACTTCATCAGCACCATTAGGCCATACACGAGAAACATCTAATGAACCAGAAGTGCCACCACTCCACACATGACCTGCAATCAGATCAGAGAAGTAAACAGTTGTCTTATTGGATGAAGTGCTAGCTACCCACAAGCGACCAAAGGCTGAGATACAGATATTTGCTTGTTCAACAGTAGCTACATAGCCTGATTTCTCAGAAACTCTACGATAAGTAGTTGTACTTACAGCAGGGTCGTAAATCAAAGGGTCATGCCCTGTTTGGAAGAAGTATGCAATCCCATTAAGAGTCGCACATTGCCAGTTGTTTGCTGAAATAGTAGGAGCAGTACCGCCCCCACCATAGGTCAATTCAGTAACAGCATTGGCACTTCCAAGTTTGAATATCTTGTTATTGCCAGCAAACAAAACAGTTAATGTCCCATCCAACTGCACTAACTCATGAATAACACCAACATCATTAGCGCCAAGGTTTCCAGATGTAGGATTAACCTTTGTCCAGCCTTTTCTAGCACCAATACGACCATATTGGTCAAGGATGCAGTTTGTAGCAACTAAAGCAAAGCCAGCACCCAAGTCTAAGGGCGAATCTTCAGTATTCAGGCCAAAGAAGCCTGGTGCTGAAAGACTGTAACTTTGTAGTTGACTAGCCATTAGACTGCCTCAAAGATTTGTTCTTCAGGATAGCGAGTGCTTTCTGTTGCAATAGCATCAGATAACATTCCACGGAACAAAGCATAAGCCTCATTAGAGTTAGTGCCACCATCCTCGCCACGCTCAATCAAAGCACGAGCATAAGCACTCTGAGTCACCAAATAGTCCAATACCTTTACATAAGTGCCATCAGAAGTCAAAGGTGCTTGAGGAACAATCACATCAAACAATACAGTGTAAACGCCATCAGGAATTGGGTACAAATCAATCTTTGTGTCGCCACTAGCATCTACACCATTAAAGCAGTATTCAGACGGAATTCCTTGAACTGGAGTCACAAAGTTCAGTTTACGATTCATGCTCGTAAAAGGAACGTCACCCATAACAACGTTACTTGTCGTATTCAGGGCATCCATTACACGGAATTTTTGACCAACACCAGTCAAAGAATAAGAATGTGTGCCGCCAACTGTCGTTACAGTTACTGAGGTAGACAAGCAATTCCATGTATAAGCATCTTCAATCTGACGCTTGGCATCATTGACAAATCTGCCAATCAATGTTGAATAAGCAGTCTCAGATACTGTAGAGACTGAACTCTCACGCAAACGAGCCAAAACATCATTGACTAATTCTAAGTAGGTCATGTTCGTTGCGCTCCTCGAAGCTCAAATGTAGCCAACACAGTAAACGTGCTGCCAGATTCTGTTGTTACTCGAAATTGGTCGCCCTCTTCCAACACAATGTAAGCACCACCATCAAACTTCAAATAATCCTTAGAACCCATACTATAAGCTGTAAGAATATCGTAAGAAGTAGAGGCACTTGAGTCGTACCATTGGCAAGTAATTGTTTTGGTAGAGCCTGTTGTATTGTGCAAATACATCAGGTTAAAGAGGGCGTAATAGCCAGTCGGCACTGTGTAAACAGTGGTCAACGTTGCCGCTGTAGGGCTAACTCCGACTGATACTGGCCTCATTTCTTATTCCTCTTAGAGATCGCTTTAGCCTTTGCTTTAGCGTCTTCCTTGGACGATGCTCCCCAAGCTCTAAGAGAAAGTAAAAGTCGAGTAGGCTTTCCATCTTTCATCTCAGGCCCAGGCATATTGCCCATGCGTGCTAAAAAGGATGCCCTACGAGGGTTATCTCCCGACTTAACTGGTGCTTTTAAATTACCACCTGTTTCTGCATTATACGATGCTCTTCCTTTGGCATTCAAGCCCCCTTTTGGGTTTTTTCCTGCCTTTGTTTGCCAGACAGGAGAAGTCATTTCTTTTTCTTCATCTTAGGCTTAGACATACCAGCTTCAGACAAAGCAATGGCAACCGCTTGTTTACGAGAAGTAACTTCTGGGCCTTTCTTTGATCCAGAGTGCAGTTTACCTGCCTTGTACTCTCGCATTACCTTGGCAACTTTAGTAGCGGGTTTCATTTGCCACGACCTGATTTCTTCATCATGTTAGTCGCTGTACGACCACCACGAGTAGGCATAGCACGAGGCTTGCCAACAGCAATCATAATAGCCAAAGGCATAGTCTTTTCTTTCTTCTTTGGCATCTTAGCGGTAGTCATCTTGGTTTTTCCGTACATGATTTCTCCTTAACGAATCATCTTGCTTGCAACAAAAGAAACAATACCACCTAGTACAGATGCTATTGCCATACCAACAAACATACCGCCTTTAGAACGATTTGCCATCTCTAAAAGGGCTTTAATATCTTCACGCATAGCATGAACTTCAGACTGTAGAGCCTCTACTTGGGCTTCTAACTTACCGAACTCTCGTGGATCAATCTCAGACATTTGCAGTCTTCCTTGGACGACCCATCTTCTTGACAGGCTGTGGTTGAGACAATATTAAAGGCTTCTCAAAAGACTCTTTTTGCTCTTCATCAATTCTGACATACCCCGCATGACCCTTCATGCTATCAATATCATGTTGAAGCGTGAAAGTTACTGTTTGCCCACTTTGTAAGCACTTAAAGGTTGCCATAAAATCTCCGAAGAAAAGGGGGTTATTAGCCCCCTTTAGATTAGACCATGCGAACTACAACAATGCGAAGTGTTGAAGATGCCAAGTCAGCAGTTGAACCAGACTCATTCTGGATACGGAACTTGACTGTATCAGCAGCAGACACATAGCCTGTTACTGTCAAACCAACCAAATCCACACCCAAAGATGCGCCAATGACCATATCGCCCAGAGCTACGCCAGGGATAGTA